AGTCTAAATAAATATATGTTCAAACACACCGGTCTTTGGCTTCATCCCGGTATACAAACTCTGCCAGCCTATGCTAAAATTTAACATAGGAGAAAAAAAGCATGTCTAAAAAATTTATATCAACAAAAGAATATTCACATTTAGCCCCAGTGGCATATCGTCAATGGAGGGCCGACAGTCATTGTAATCTCGTCCATGGTTACGCACTATCATTCAAATTTGAATTTGAGTGTGATGACCTTGACGCTCGTAATTGGTGTTTTGACTATGGTGGTTTACGCCCACTTAAGGACTTTTTAGAAGAACACTTCGATCATGTTCTACTATTGGCTCAAGATGATCCGCACTATGATACCATCAAGCAGTTAGGTGAATTAGGTTTGGCAAAAATTACAGAAGTAGAAAAGACAGGATGCGAGGGCATTGCTGATTTTCTATACGAGTATGTGAATACTATCTTCTTGCCAAGTTGCGGTAAGTCTGAAGCAGACCGTGTTTGGTGTTCAAAAGTTGAAGTCAGAGAAACTCCATCAAATATGGCTTATCGCCAAGGTCACCGCGAAGATGGTGAATTTATTTAAGTAACGATTTTTCTAACGCTTTCAACCGTTTAGTTTCTGAAATTTTTCGTTTAGTTTCGTCTGACATTGGTTTTCCTTTGTTAGGCGGAACTGATCCTTTTTTAGAGTTAGAAATTTTTCTTTTCTGTGCATCAGTCATTGGCCCTTTCAGTCTCCCTCTTTGAAATTCTGAAATCTTTTTCTTTGCTTCTTCCGTCATAGGTGCCCGACACTTTCCCATTTTACCTTTGGAAATATTTTTGCATTCTTCCACTGATTTAATTCTACCGATTGACGATTTAGAAATTTTTTGTTTGGTTTCGTCTGATTGGGCTCTTCCTGGCCTTCCTTTTTGAGCATTTGATATTTTCTGTTTAGTTTCAGAAGAATGAGATTTAACCCTAAATCTTTTCTTTCCATAATGACAGTTTGTGTTCATCAACAACGGATTATTCCAGTGTTCGTTTATGAGTGATTGTTCAAAATCATAAGCAGAATCATGGTCATAAAATTCCGCAAGGATGAGCCAAGTGAAGTTATCAAAATTTGGTTTTACAATTTTAGAAGATGTTCTATATTCCGGGAAGTCTACATGCGATGGTTTGTTTAACTTAACATTCTTGACTCTGTAACCAATATAGAACTCATTGGTTGTTTTATTGACACACATATAAACATATGGCATCGCTTTGGTTGATGTATAAATATTCATGCTGATGTTGCCTTATAACATTAGAGTAGTTGGGAATTCCACTTCCGCGAACTACACTTTTATTTATCCCAATCCTATTGACAAAAGTTCTATAATTGTTGTATAATCAATCAACAAGGAATATTATTACCTATGAACGAACAGAAGATAAAACAACTTACTGAACAGGCTAACTTGTCTGCTGATAAGACATATCAATTTGATCCCGAAGACGGATTCAAAATTCAAGAATGGGACAAGATCCGTTTGGCTAAGTTTGCTGAACTAATCATCAACGAATGTTTAGATGTTGCTAACGATACACGGTATGATGGCAAGGTTGTTGCCAACCGTATCAAGTTTGTTTTTGGAGTTGAAAAATGATTGACTATTACGAAGCACTTAGAGAAATGCACCAGGGCAATGTAGTCAAATATGTTGGCACAGTGAATGGCAATGTAATGAGTGACAACGGTGCTAGTTTCTGTATGTGTCGTGGTTGTATTTTTCTATTTGACGATGGAGTAATCAAATGGAACAAGTTGGGCTATATGGTTTACGATCCAGACTTTCGTTATGAACTCACAGGCGAAACAGTTGATCCTAGAGCATGGAAACCAGAGAAGAAAAGCAGGGAACTCAAGTCAAAGTTAGGTTATAGTAGAATAGGATTAAAAAATGTTTAACGCAAGGTTAGAACAACGTCTATGGTGTTATCGTGTAGAAGTGCGTGAAACACAAAGCAACATGGCTTTCCGTGAAGGCCACAGAGAATGGAATGAGGACTTATTTGCATAAAGTATGGAGACTTTGGGCCAAGGCTTTGGGCGAAAAAGCAGGTGATACGGATCGAGAATCAGACCGTATTGCTTGCATTCGCACAGCCATTGTGCTATCATACATCGTAACTAACTGCTTTATTGTAGCAGGCGTTATACGACATTGGAATCAAACATGACACCGGGAAAAACTAGAGAACAAATTCAAGAAGCCTTAGACATCTTGCAAGAAGAATGTGCAGAAGCCATTGTGGAAGTCAGCAAGATTCGCCGCTTTGGACTAGACAGCGCCGACTATAACTCTGGCATGACTCAAACGCATCGTGTTAGCTTCGTGAAAGAAGTAGGCGATGTACTGGCCATGGCGGATATTCTAATAGAACAAGGTGTGATAACACAGTCGGATCTAGACATAGCAAAACAAAACAAAAAACTTAAACTTCAAAAGTGGTCAAAAATTTATGAGCAAAATTAAAATCGCAGAATTATTTTATAGCATCCAAGGCGAAGGACGTTACATGGGTGTGCCCAGTGTGTTCCTACGCACATTTGGCTGCAACTTTACCTGTGGCGGGTTTGGTATGCCCCGTGGCGAACTAAGCATGGAGGCCGCTGGCATTGCGGCTACACATAGTTTGGTTACACCTTTTCAAAAGTATGAAGACTTGCCACTGGTGTCAACAGGTTGTGATAGTTATGCAAGTTGGATGCCAGAGTTTAAAGAACTTAGTCCCGTGCTTACAGTTGATGCTATTGCCGATCGCTGTCGTGATATACTTCCTGGAGCCGGTTGGGGTGATACGCACTTGGTTATCACGGGCGGTGAACCGTTACTAGGTTGGCAACGCAGCTATCCCGAACTGTTGACCCTGCCGTTTATGGCCGACTTGAAAGAACTGACCTTTGAAACAAATGGCACACAAGAACTCAGCGCAAGTTTCTACAACTTCTTGCGTGGATGGAAGGCACAAGCACCTGATCGTGAGATCACATTCAGTGTAAGCCCAAAACTCAGCATCAGTGGTGAAGCTCATGCCGAGGCTGTCCGTCCCAAGATCGTTTGTGAATACGAAGAAGTTGGCACTGCCTACTTGAAATTTGTTGTGGCACACGACACAGACCTGCAAGAGATCGAAGACACTGTAGCCGAATATCGTACAGCGGGCTTTAAAGGACACATCTATCTCATGCCCTGCGGCGGGGTCGAGTCCGTGTATGGACTGAACAATCGTGCTGTGGCAGAAATGGCCATGCGTAAGGGTTGGCGTTACAGCGACCGTTTACAAGTTCCATTGTTCAAGAACGAATGGGGAACCTAATGGCAACAAAGAAAACAACCGAAGAAATCAAAAAGCCCGCAGCCAAGCGTGTGCCTAAACCCAAGGCCGAACCTGTAAAGACAGCAAAAGAAATCGCAACCGAAGCAGGTGAGCCCTATGTGGCAATCATTAGCGTAGAGCTAGATCCCGACAACATTGGCAATGGTGCGTTTGAACTAGATTGGAACGACAAGTTCATTGCCAATCTAGTACGTGCGGGCTATCAAAGTAAGCCCAACGAAGAAGACAGCATTATTGTTGATCGTTGGTTCCAAACAGTATGCAAGAACATTGCCATGGAAACGTTTGAACAGTGGGAAACCAACCAACCCATTGATGCAAGACCACGTGTAATTGACCGCAGAAATCTAGGCGACGGACGTAGTGAGGCCAGCTGATGGAAGGTCTAAAGCCACCCAAGACCATGCGGGTCTATCAGCTGATTAAGTTGAACGCTGCCAGCGGACTAAACTTTGGTGTTGCTGGCGGTATTCCTGCTGGTAGCGCCAACTATATCGGCACAGGATTTTATACCACACTACAAGAAGCAGAGCATCATCGCACACTGGAAATTCTCAAAGATACCAGCGGTAGCGTGACATCATTTCACATCTTTGAACTTGAATTTCCTAACCCGGCATATAGAGAATAATGGATATTTACGTAAATGGTATTTTACAGGTGCCTGGCTTTGACTATGTAG